AGTATGTGCCATCTGTTGGTGCCGCTGTCGGTGCCGATGCACTTCCGATCAATTCTGAAGTGTCAACGTTGGCTCTTAAAACGTATGCTCTGTTGGCTATGCCCAAGAAAGAGTACGCCGCTTGTAGACCCCATTCATTCAATTCATAACCGTGTAATGAATTTCCTGCTGTGTCTGTGTAGAATTTTGGATCTCCAAAAGTCTCTGTTAATTCTCTCTGTGACGAGATCAAGTAAGCAGTGTTGGCGTTGGCTGTTGTTGTTCCTGCCGCAGTGCCGTCTCCCGCTCCGTTTGCCTTGTCCTGTGATGATGCTACTATGAATAATGGTGTTGTACCCGCATCTGATGGTACGTAGAAACTTTCGTTAATTACTGAAACCTCTACTCCTGGTGATGTTAAAGCCATTTGTCGTATTCTCCTTGCAAGTTACGTGTATACTAGAGTTATTTATTAGATCATACGGTTTTTACGACAAAATTTACCATTTTCCTGGTGCCTATATAGGCGACGTAAATATGCTTATGCGATACAACGACAGACCCATTTGTAAGCAGTGCAAAAGCAAACCCAGGGCTTATGCCTATCAGCGATATGGCAGGGTGTATTGGCGTAGTCTTTGTGATACCTGTAATAGGAAAAAAGCAGGTAAGAGTGTTGGGGGTGTGACTCCACTACAAAGATCAGGATACAAAAAACAAAAAAAATGTGAATTGTGTGGATTCAAAGCACAACAGATCAATCAATTGGATGTGTTATTTGTGGACGGAAATATGAGAAATACTTCCTCAAATAATTTAAAGACGGTGTGTGCTAACTGTCAACGTCTAAGCAGTGTGCGTAGACTTGGTTGGCGTGTGGGCGATCTCGTTGCTGATGATTAGGTTGTCGACTTTTTGATATAACTCTTCTTTTGTTCCGTTGTTGTCAATAACGTGATCGAAATTCCAACCCATCCAATCCCATTCTGATTTGTGGGCACCTTTTTTTCGCATTTCTTCTCGTGTCGGAAGTTGTCCACGTTTGACAAGTATGAGTGATCCGCCTTGTTCTTTAATAGTCTTCAGCTCGTTTTGGAATCTAGTATCTGATATCACAGTAGGTTGACCATTATATCTGGCTAGGCAACTGTCTATCCATATGGCGTCATGCATGTGTTGTCTCATCACTTCTGTGCCGAAGTGCTGTAGCACCCAACGTGGTGTCACGTGTTTGCCAAAACGTTTGCTCCAGAATTCGTCTGGTTGTTCTCTCCACTTCCTACTCTCATCGCCGTTGCCTTCCAGCATTTCGCGATCCCAGTTGAACATGACACTCACAGCATCCTTCAAACTCTTGGCGAATGAATCCCTACGGAATCCGTGTTTCTCTTCTAGTCTTTTCGAGACAGTGTCTTTACCAGAACCTATTAATCCTACTACACCTATCAGCATAGGTTTATTATACTATCTTTTGAGACGTTTTTCAATCTCTTTGATTGCTTCTTTGACGGATTTCAAGATGGAAATTCTAAGACCTTTCTTGTGCTGTTTGAGTGCCATGATGCTCATATTCTCGAGATCTTGCACCAATGCTTCCAGTTCATCTAGTGTGAGGTCAGAGTAATTCTTGTAATTGGTTTTTCCCATCAGTGTTATTTAGATGTGATTTGGTTGGAATTAACCAATAACAAAACTGTGTGGTGTACCACCTTCTTGAAAGTTGCCTATCTCTTGGTCAAGTCTTTCCATCTCTGCATTGCCTTCGTTCTTGAGTGCGTCACCGTTCAGTGTGGTTCCGCCCTGTGGTCCCGCTATGGTGTTGAACTTGCCTCTGGCCTCGCCCAGCATGACCTTACACACTGCCAAGGTGTAGTCTCTGATCCATGGTTTGGCATAGATGTCCTTGAACAGTGTGATGTCCGGTCTGTAATTGTCGGTGTGCATCAACACGGTCTCGTTGTCGGCCCTAGGTCTCTGTGTGATTGTAAGTCTCTTTGTTGCCACGTCGAAATGGAACTGTATGAAACTGCCAAACATCTTTCCAACTAATTCTTGGTAAGAAGCGAAAGCGTAGTAAGTAGCCAATCCACCTGTGGCACCCGCCCTGAGTAGATAGGTGTTGGTGTAGGCCAGGTTGAATGGTTCAAAGAGTGTACCACCCTCACCACCTTCGGTCCTTGATCCCACGGTCCTCCTGTTAAGATTCCTAACGTTGATCACTTCATCTGGAAGCACATACACGTTCTGGTTCTTTTTTAACTCTAGGAATGCGTATGATTCTTCCACAGCGTTGGATGATCGCTGTCTGTATCTGTTGGTGGCCCTTTCCAGCGCCGTCTGGTAGTGTTTTGGGTCCAACTCCACATCGATCATGCCCTCACCGAGGTTGTTCTTCACATAATCAAATATTTCCTGTTGGCCTGTTTGAAGTTCTGACATACTCATATTTATTGCTTTGAACTATACAATAAATATGTATGATATGCCTAGATTGTCGATTTTTAAGCCTGAAAAGGGCAACGATTACAAGTTCTTTGACCGTAACATAAAAGAGATGTTCACGGTGGGAGGCACTGACCTACACTTCCACAAATACCTGGGTCCGTACAATCAGGGTGATACAAACAAGGACGGGCCAGCATCGCCTACCCAACCCAACTACTCGGGAGACAGTCTTAATGAGAGCACCATCCAGGATCTACTGTTTCTAGAGAACAGAGACAGGAAATATGCGGACGATGTGTATGTGGTGAGAGGCATATACAACGTACAGGACGCAGACTTCAATCTCTCACAGTTTGGCATGTTCCTACAGAACGACACATTATTCCTGACAGTACATCTGAACGACATAGTAGAGAGAATCGGCAGGAAACCCATGGCGGGAGATGTGATAGAGTTCCCACACATGAAGGAAGATTACAGTTTAGACGAAAGCATACCCATAGCACTGAAGAGATACTATGTTGTGGAAGATGTCAATAGGGCCGCGGAGGGATTCTCACAGACATGGTGGCCACACCTACTGAGATTAAAAATGAAGACACTAGTGGATTCACAGGAATTCAAGGACATCATAGGCGACGCCACGACAGCGGGATCTGTGGCCAGTTACATGAGCACCTACAACAGGGAGAAGACCATCAACGATCAGATCGTGGCACAGGCGGAGGCAGACGCTCCCAAGTCAGGGTTCAACTACAAACAGTATTATGTGGCTCCCATAGATGAGAGGGGCAACATCAGGACCGACAACGTGAACGACACAGACAGGGTGAGTTCGGACAAATCAGTGAACGCTGTCATAGACACCCCGGCCGCTTCACACTATGGTTTCTACCTGGACGGTGACGGAGTGGCACCAAACGGTAATCCAGCAGGATTTGGAATATCTTTCCCAACATCAAATGTTGACAAGGGAGATTATTTCCTAAGGACTGATTACTTACCAAACAGATTGTTCCGTTTTGATGGAACCAGATGGGTCAAAATAGAGGATTCGGTTAGAATAACTACAACAAACAATGATTCACGTGCCAACTATAAAACAAGTTTTGTTAATAATTCAACCAGTTCGACCATTAATGGATTGACTGTTGGACAGAGACAAGCACTCACAGACGCATTGAAACCAAAGGCTGACAATTAAGAATGCTACACTTTTACGAAGGACAGGTCAGGAAATTCCTTACTCAATTCATTAGGATATTGAGCAACTTCTCTGTGGAGACCGGTAAAGGGTCAGACGGACAGGTTCAACTCAGGGCAGTGCCTGTTGTTTACGGTGATCCTACTAGACAGGTGGCCAACATCATACGTAACAACTCCGAGAACGCTTTGGCCTACGCACCAAAGATAGCCTGTTACGTGAGGGAATTGAATTATGACAGGGATAGGATGCAAAATCCCTATCACATAGAAAAACAGCATTTGAAAGAACGTGCATACGACGAATCGACCGGAGAATACACTAATCAGTTGGGTGCTGGATACACCATAGAGAAAGTGATGCCATCGCCTTTCAGGTTAGAAGTCACGGCAGACATATGGAGTTCAAACACGGATCAGAAACTACAGATTATGGAACAGATATTATATCTGTTCAATCCAGACTTCGAGATACAGAAGTCTGACAACTACATAGATTGGACCAGTTTAAGTTACGTGGAACTGACGGGTGTGACCTTCAGTTCGAGGACTATACCTGTTGGTGCGGATTCAGAGATAGATGTGGCCACGCTGACATTCAGCATGCCGATATGGTTGTCACCGCCTGTGAAAGTCAAGAAACTGGGCGTGATACAGAAGATCATCATGAGCATATACGACGACGACGGTGGCATAGCAAAAGGATTGATCGATGGCGAATTGATGTCAAGAAGTTACGTGACACCAAACAACTTTGGATTGCTAGTCACAGGTAATCAATTAAGACTGTTGGGAACCACAGGGGTAAATGTCAGTTCGGGTGGAGACGGATTCCACACAGGAGCCAACGCACCAAGCAATTATGACCCCTTTGAAACATTTGGTCCTGCCGTGAACTGGAAGGTGTTGTTGGACCAGTACGGCAAGGTCACGAATGGAACGTCACAGATCAGATTGAAACAGCCAAACGGGAATGAAATCATAGGTACTATAGCAACAACCACATTGGATGACACCATTTTGTTATACAGCATCGATTCTGATACCATCCCAACCAACTCACTGACTGCGGTGAAGAAGATCATAAACCCTGCCACATTCAATCCGGGCACACCCGCGAACGGTGATAGGTATCTGGTCATAAATGATGTGGGGGACAGCACTGCAACATACCAGAGCGACACATGGGGCACACTGGTGGCCAGCGTGGGAGACATCATAGAGTACAACAGTTCAACGGGCAAGTGGAACGTGGCCTTTGACGCTTCGAACCCAGACTCAACACAGCACTACGTGACCAACCTAAACACCGGAATACAGTACAGGTTCAACGGCACGGAATGGGTTAAATCTTACGAGGGTGTGTACACCGCTGGTAATTGGAGCATAGTGCTTGACGGCGGGGCGACAGGATATGATGCCAGCACAGACGCAACCACCCCTTGATAAAACTCACATAAGTTGTTATAATAACGTATGAAAGAAAACATAGTCTGTTCTGGCGCACTGTTCTACAGCACTTCAACGAAAAGGTTCTTGTTCCTACAACGCACCGACAAGAAGACACAGGGCACGTGGGGATTGGTCGGAGGACAGGCCAAGTACACTGAATCAGCGTTCGAAGGTCTGAAACGTGAGATCCAGGAAGAAGTGGGTGACACTCCTAAGTTCAAGAAAGTGATACCGTTGGAGATGTTCACTTCAAACGATCAGAAGTTCTTCTTCCATACCTATCTCGTGGCAATAGAGTCAGAATTCATACCCAAGTTGAACGCGGAACACTCCGGCTACTGCTGGACGGCGTTCGAGTGCTGGCCCAAGAACCTGCACATGGGTCTGAGGAACACCCTCAACAACAAATCGATAAAAGGTAAGTTGCAGACTATATTAGATTTAATAGTATAAGCACTGCTATCACACCATACAACAAGTATATCCTGTACAGCATACAGATCTTGCATTCAAAACCCGTCAGCCAGAATCTCAGTTTCTTCTTCCAGAACCATTCTAATTTTGCAAGTACTTGTTTATACTCCATAACGATGCCTGTACACCCCGAACGCTTCCAAGCACTCGTGGTCTGATAGGTTGGTGTCCCACAGTGCTATCACGCCGTAGTCACCATCGAAGTGTGCCTCGTATACGGTGTTCTCACCAAAACGCACGATGCCCACGTCCGCCTCCATCTGACTGGCCGGACCACTTGAACAATCTATTGTGCCATAACTTCCTGTGTCCTGGTTGATCCCACGCTCGAACCATGTCACGAGGTTGCTGTTGGTCCTTGCTATTACACAGGTCCACACGTTGGTGTAGGTGCCAAAGGTGTTGGCCCCATTCGCGGCCAGCCAGTTGTTGCAGTTGGTGTTGGTCTCTGCCCGGTTCACGCCCACGGTGCCTCCCCAGTTGGCCAGTTGCTGGTACGCACCCGCCGTGTAACTTATGAAGGGCCTGCCACCGTCCTGGTGTGTTCTCAACCATACCATCATGGTGCCCCCTGCCCTGGGCAGGGTGAATGTGTTGTCCAGTTGTATCATGTCGTCCGTGCCGTCCGTGGTCATTATGCCACCAAACGTGCTGGAGTATGCCGTGCCGTTGACGAGGTCGCCGTCGTATGTGGTGCCACCTGATCCCAAATTTGAAAATGTTGTGCCCGATCCCGAATAACAAGATGCATTGCCCCAGTCCAACAGCACCACCGGATTGCTCAGTTGTGCGATCCTCTCCTGGTAGCCGCCCGCTGTTGCGGCCGCTAACATGCCTGGCATTACGACATCGCTCCCACGTATGCACCGTACAGTGTTGAGCCCACGTACCACAATTCGATCGTGTTGTAACCTGACGTGGCCAATGTTGGTGCCACACCGCCCGCCCATTGCATTGTGGGCCATGTCACTGCGTAATTACTTCCGTCATCGATCATCAGTGTCATCCTGTGGCCTGATGCCCAATTTGATAGTGTAAATGTCGTTGCCTGTCCTAATGTGATGGTCTGTATGCCGCCCAGTGTTGGGTCAAGTGCCACACTGGCAGAGGCCGAGAGTGCGTTGACAGTGTCTTTTATGCTCTTGGCCGTGAGTTCGTCTGTGATGATGACGTCTCCGTCTCCGTCCACCTGGATCCTGGTTGCTAGGCTCGAACCATCGTGAGTCTGTATTTGGAATGTGCTCTTGGTGGCGTCCGAACCGTCTAGGTCTATCTGTATGCTACCCAGTGTGTTGTAGGTGCTGGTCTGGTATGCTTCAGCGTTGATACGGAACAGGAAGTCGCCCGCGTTGTTGTCACTTGGCGCGGCCGCCGTGCCCCTGGATTTCCTGGTCCTCACGTCAGGTGCGTCGGCCGAGTCATTGTGTTGCTCCATCCTGATCTGTGCGGACTGGGCACCCTCACCTGTCATGTGCAGTGTAACCTCCGGAGAGGTCTGGTTGATGCCCAAGTAGTTGGATGCCGGGTCGACCGTCAGCACGGTGGTCTCTCCTATCGTGCCATCGCCTGCGTTGATCAGGAATGCGTTGTCTGTTGTTAGACCTGTGACTTTTAAATTATCATTAATTGTTACAGCACTGGAGTCACTGGATGACATGCTGTTAAGGATTACCTCTTCCGAGAATGTCTTCTGTCCCGTTATGGTCTGTGCTGTGTCCACCAGCACTGTGTTTGACGTGGCCGCTCCGCCCTCACCCCTCAATAGGTGTATCCTGTAGGCGTTGACCGTGGTGCTGGCACCTGAAGTCGAACTGGCCTTGAGTGACACAGTGGTTCCCGATATCGAAGCGGAGAACTCGAACTGGTCAGTTCCCTTGGAACTCACTGTTGGACCCGCGCCCACGTATGCGTCTGATCCGTCCTGTACCACCATCACCTCCTGTATGGAAGAGGCGCCCTCGGTGGCGTTGTGTCCGGTCAGCACGTAGAACGCGCCCGTGTAGTCACTGGTGCTGAACGTGTCCACCGTGGTGCTGGATGAGTCCACCGTCGTTGCGGCCACCACGTTGACGTTGTCACCGGTGCTGGCACTCTCGGAATCACTCAACAGTATCCTGTACATAGTGACCCTGAGGTTTGGTGTGAGGCCGGCACCCCTCAATCTCACATTGGAACCACTTATGTCAGCGGTCAGCGTCAATAGGCTGTTGTTGCCCGTGTAGAATTCGTTGTACACAGTGATGAAAGCGTTGGATCCGTCGTGCACCACCAGTGCTTCTAGGTTGGACAGTTCCGTGTTGTCACCGGAGTTGACGCTGATGAAGTACTTGGCACCCCTGTAACTTGTGGTGCTGAACGTGTCTAGGTCCTCCGTGGCGCTGTCCACGTCTGCGTTTATTATGGTGCTGACGTTACCCGAGGTCGCCGCCGTGGTGGCGTCACCCAGGCTGATTTTGTAAAGGCTGACAGAGTTCACCACGCTGGCTCCCGTGGCCAGCAATCTCACGTTACCTGAGTTTACGTCGGCGTCCACGGTGATGTGATCATTGGTTCCATCACCCGACTCCACCATGTGTGACTGTGTGACGAATGCGTTGGTGTCGTTGTGAACCACGCTGTATCTCGCCGTTGAAACCTCACCGTTGATCTCGTCCCTGGTTATGGCGTAGTAGTAGGCGCTGTCGGCCGTAGATGTCACGAACTGGTCTATGACACCCTGGTTGGTTGATATTGCTGTCGTTGGTGCTGGTGCCGAGGCGTCTTCGGTTGTTGCGGATGCCGTTGTGGTCGTTATGTCAACGAAAGCACTTGTGCCCGTGTCGTATTTCTCATAGGCGCCTGTGGCACTATTGTATCTCAACATACCACCAACTCCTGATGGCTGTTGTCCGGTTGTTCCTGAAGGAAGTGTAAGTGCCCCTGTCATTCCAGACAATATCAGTTGAGTATCATTGGCTGTTATGTTGTTGTGTGTGATGTAAAGGTCGTCTGCGGTCTGGCCGTTTGCTCTGTAGATGTTGTCGGCCTTCATGGACAGTCTTGCGAAATATATCTTGGTGTTGGGATTACAACTGGCCCTCAATCTCGCCTTACCACTGGAAACATCCGCTGTGAAAGTCGCTAACGTGTTGTTAGCAGTTAATACGAAACTTTCTGATATGGTTGCGTCTGTGCCAGCGTTGTTGACGGTCATGGTCACTTCTGAGTTCTGGTATTCTGATCCAGATTCCATCGTGATGAAATATCTAGCGGCTTTGTATTGGAAAACATCAAATGTATCAACGCTCTCGATCGCGGAGTCTATGTCGCCTTTGACACCATACAAGAAATTGTCAAATTCGCCAAGTTTGGTCTTCGATCCAAGATCCTGCCTGTATAGTATTGCTGTACCTGTGGTGTTTCCGGCTGACGTTGAACTCAGTGTCACTGTTGAACCAGATATGGAAGCACTTATGGTGTGTAGTGGTGTTCCCCTGCTTGAAACGAGAGCGTAGTCATCATGATACACCGTTGTGCCGTCATGTGTTAGGCTGGTCTCGCTAATTTGGTAGTCACCCGCCGTGTCGTCTTTTATCAGTATGATGTATTTGGCACCTCTTATGTCCGTCTTTGTGAACTGGTCTAGGGTTGTGGCACTTGATCCAATGTTTGTGGACGTGGCAATTATTTTTGAGTTTGTATTGGCCACCGTCTCGTGGTGATCACCCAGTGCTATCCTATAAATCCTCAGATTGGTGTGTGACGAAGTATTGGTCGATGCCGACAGTTGCACCATGTCGCCGCTGATTGCCACTGTGAAATCAGCGATCCTTGTTGAGTCCTCGTTCACGTTGTATGTGGAAACATAAGGAGTTGTGCCGTCGTGCACCACTGACACTTTGAGGTGTCCCACGAATCCATTGTCTTGGTCCTCCAGCACGATGTCGTATATGGCTCCCCGGTATTCTGTGATGTCGAACTCGTCAACAACGGCCGATGTTGTGCCCAACTTGTAGTGGTTGAACTGTTTGACTGCTGTGTTGTTACCACCGCCACCACCTGATGATTCGGCGAATGTTATGTTGCCCGCACCATCGGTCTGTAGTACCTGTCCATTGCTTCCATCCGCGGATGGGAAAGTAAATCCAGATACAGTAAGTGTTCCTGTTGTAGTTAGGTTCTCATCGCCAAAACTTATTGCTCCACTTGAGTCTGTTATCGATCCGTTGGCCAGTGTTAGTGTGCCGGCCGTTGACCCCGAAGCCAGTGTCGCACTTGTATTTGCGTTTAAGGTTGTGAAGGTTCCCGCCACTGGTGTGTTGGCACCTATTATTACATTGTCGATGTTAGATGTTCCTGTACCGTCTATGTTGATGGCACCGTTGGCGGTAAGTCCTGTAGTTGTGGTTGTTCCGTTTACTTGTAGGGTTGATGTAGGTTCCGAAGTACCAATACCCACGCGACTGTTTGTGACATCGAGATACAATAGGTTTGTTTCAAACGCGAGGTCGACACCATTCCTAGTCAGATTGGACTTTAGGACCGACCCCGATATACGACCAATGGCCATACCTGGTACTCCTTATAATAATGTTAGTGTGGCAAACGCCACGCACGGTCTCCTTATCATTGCCGACCGACAGCAGTATGGGTATTTATGCGCCTAAAAAAAAAGGCGATCCGAAGACCGCCTTTTGATTCTACTAAAAAGTAAAATTATTTATTAGTTGTTAGTTCTCACTGCACAGTTTACCAATTTGATACCTGCGTCTGTTGAGCTCTCTAATGCTCTACCAATAACGTGGAAAGGAGAGATTGACTCACCTGCCGCTACTGCTCTAGCACAACCTTTAACGCTTGAAGTAACAAGTCTTTGACCTTTAGTCACAGCACCTGTAACTCTAACTGGAGTTCTACCAGTCATTGCTACGAATGGGTGTGATTCGTTGTTACCTGCCGCCGCGTTCATGGCATATGCTGGCATGTCAGAGATTACACCAAAAACGTTCTCAGATAGATCTGATGTAGTTTCTGTTATCTCTGCTGTACCACCTACTTCTACCACTGCGCCTGCTGTCATAGGAGCGTCTGCTTCGAAACGCTCGGCAACGTCCGCGTATTGAGCCGAAGTTGATAAGGCGTGTACCACGTTTGCCCTGATGTCTACCAAAGCATCGATGTCGCCTGGGTTTTGACCTCTACCCGCTGTCCAGGCACCGCCTGCACCACCGTGGATAGTTGTACCGTCATCTGCAAATGATTCATCCCATACCCAGAAAAGATCGTTTTCTGTGGCACTTGATGCATCACCTCTGTTTACTTTCAAACCTGATAGCGTTGGCATACCTGCGTTTGAAGAAACGTTTCTGTTCACTTCGATGATGTTGTCCTCGACCGAAAGTGTTGAAGTGTTAATAATTGTCTGTGTACCGTCAACAGTCAAGTTACCGTGTACTCTCACACCGTCGTCTGTGATTGTCATCTCAGTGTTGCTGTTTGCAGTCACCGTGATCGTTCCTGATGCACCTGTACCTGACACTGCCACGTTTGTGGCATTACTGTCTGTTGTGATACTTGTTGTCGAAATCGCCGCGATCTGATCGTCAACGTATTTCTTGTTTGACACGTCACCGTCTGCTGATGGTGCCGCTGTCGCTAGTCCAGTAATAGTGTTTGCACTTGCTGATATCGTGATATCACCAACTGAAATACCATTATGTACTCTAAAGTTACGTGTTGTCATAGTTCCATGTATCCCTTATGATTGTTTATGTAGTGATAGGTCGTAAAAAAACGCCCTAACAGTAGTATTTACCATTAGGGCGTTTAGAATTATCGTTAAGGTTCTAGTTTTGCCTTATGTACCTTACGCCGATGCTAACGAGTACTGCACCTTGATCGATTGTGTACCCGAGTTGTTTGGCGTGGCCTGTACGTTCACTGTGTTGGATCCATCATGTGTGGCAGTGAATGTTGACAGGTCATTGGCACCTGTGTTGGTGATACCGAACACAGTGATGTAGGCAGTAGTACCGTCATGTACCACCACACCCTTCATCGCCGAATATTCAGTGTTACCTGAGTCCTGTACCTGTACGAAGATCTCCGCCGATCTGTATGTTGCGGCGTTGAAACTGAACACAGTCACAGCACTTGAACCAGACACAGAAACCGCTGTGCTCTCAGATCTAGCAACACCACCCGTTACAAGTGAAGTTCCGTCAGCACCCGTGATGGCGAAGATCCTCGCACCCGAGTGTGGGGCACTTGTGAAAGTGATGTTTGTGCCTGAAACACTGTAGTTTTCAGTTGGTTCCTGGTAAACGTTGTCGATGTAAACGAAAACGTTGTTCGCTGATTCTGGAGCAGAGCTGAAGAAACCAGTGAACGTCGTGGTCGAACCGTCACCTGTCGCTGTTTCTTTGGTGAATGTTGGGGCCGCACCCGCTATCGCGAAGCTCACGTATGTTGAACCGTCTGTGGATCCCTCGTAACTTCCTGTATCAGAGTTGTACCTGATGATACCAGTTGATGCTGTTGGTCTCTGTGCTGTTGTACCAACCGGTAAAGCAACTGCATCAGTTGAACTAGCGATGTCTAGGTCATAACTTGGAGTGGCAGTCTTGATACCAATCCTGT